GAGTTAATTAATGCCAGATAATTCGCAAACTAATCCTGCAGCATTTAATTGTGAGGGCGGTTTAGTCTTAAACAAGTCTACCTTTTTAATGCAACCAGGGGAAGCATTAGAACTAAGAAACTTTGAGCCAGATATTCAAGGTGGCTATAGAAGAATAAATGGTTTTTCTAAATACGTAACTGCGGTTGTTCCTTCGACTTCTTCTTCAACAGAAAAAGTTTTAATGGTTGCTTCTTTTGCTGATGTAGTCGTAGCCGCTAGAGGTACTAGTATATACAGTGCCGTTCCTGGTAGTTCTTCTTGGACGACAAGAGACTCAGGTAGAACCAACGCAGGTAAGTATTCGTTTGAAAGATTTAACTTTGACGGTACAGAAAAATTAGTTGTTGTTGACGGAGTGAACGCACCCACAATATTTAATTCCTCTTTAGCTGCTACAGACATAGCAGCAACAAATGCTAGTACAGGTAAGTCTACAATTCTAGCTGCAGACATAGCTAGTGATGCGACTTTATCTGGGTCAGGTACAATTACAGTAACGTCTACGTCTGGTTTTACAGATCCTTCTTCGGGAACAAAGTCTATTCTTCTTGGAACAGAAATATTTACATATACAGGATTAAGTGCTACTACTTTTACTGGGGTAACAAGAGCCGCTGCAGGTTCGAGTGCTGTTGCCCACACGGCAGGTGCTGCTGTACTAGATTTGTTTCCTCCTACAGTAACAGGGGCTAAACACGTTGCAGCTTTTAAAAATCATATGTTCTATTCAGGAATGTCAGGAACTCCCCAAGAAGTTATATTTTCTGCTCCTTTTGATGAGGATAACTTTTCAGTAGCAGTAGGATCAGGAAGTTTTAAAGTTGATGATACGGTAGTAGGACTAAAAGTTTTCCGTGATGATTTGTTTATTTTTTGTGAAACAAGAATATTTAAACTAACAGGAACTTCAAGTGGAAACTTTTCTGTTACCGCTGTTACACGTAACATTGGCTGTGTCAACGGAGATACAATACAAGAATTTGCTGGTGACTTAATTTTCTTAGGACCAGATGGATTACGTACTATTGCTGGTACTGCAAGAATTGGTGACGTTGAGTTAGGTACAATTAGTTCTAATGTACAGTCTATATTTAACGATAACTTATCCAGTGCCTCAGAGTTTGAGTCTACTGTAATACCTGACAAAACCCAGTATAGAATATTTTTTACTAAAAGTGCGGTAGGAGAGATTCAGACTAAAGGTGTTATCTGTGTGTTAAAGGGACAACAGTTTGAGTTCTCCGAACTTAGAGGTATCAGACCAGCTTGTACAGATAGTTTTGTAGATGAAGGAAATGTTTTAGTTCTCCACGGGGCCTACACATCTGGCTTTATATACAGACAAGAGTCAGGTAATACATTTGATGGAGAGACCATATTAGGACGATACCGAAGTCCTGACTTAACTTTTGACGATCCAGGGATACGAAAGCATATGCAGAGGGTTATATTAAACTATAAACCTGAAGCAGCTATAGACGCAGATTTAATATTACGATACGATTATGAAGACCCAGATTCAGCCAGACCTGCAGTATACCCTTTAGACTCGTCTGATGTTGTTGCGATTTATGGTACATCTACTTATGGTGTGCCTATATATGATGGTGCTTCACAACCTTTAGTTAGACAATCAGTTGAGGGTTCAGGCTTTGCCGTTGCATTGAAAGTACAAGACGGTGGGCAAACTTCTCCCTATTCATTAAAAGGGTTTCAGCTAGAATACCAATTAGGAGCAAGACGATAAATGGGTGACACATATACAAGACGGTCCACGTATACAGATGGAGATGTCATAACCGCAGGCCACACTAATGACGAGTTTAATCAGTTAGTAGCAGCATTTGCCTCTACTTCAGGTCACTCACATGATGGCACTGCAGGTGAAGGTGGTATAATAGCTAACTTGTTAAGTAACGCTATTACGTTTGGTACAGGCGCAGATGCAGATGTAGTCCTTACATTTAATGCTACAAGCACAAATGACGGTGTGCTTAAATGGATGGAAGACGAAGATTACTTTGAGTTCTCTGATGACATACTTATGGCTACTACTGAAAAAATACAATTTACTAATACTTCTAATTATATTCACTCCGCAAGTGCTGGAAACCTTGATTTAGTAGCAGCTACAGAAATACATCTTACTGCTACTACTATTAACATGGACGGTGTTGCTGACATCTCAAGTAACTTAGCTGTGGGTGGCAACCTTACAGTTGCAGGTAACGCCACAGTAACTGGTACAACAACCTTTAACGGTGGTACACTTACACTAGGCGACAGTGCATCAGACAATGTAGTCTTTGGTGCTGATGTTGACTCAAACATTATACCTGACGATGATGGCACATACGACTTAGGTAGTGCAAGTCAAGAGTGGCGTGACATATACATAGATGGCACAGCTCACATTGATACACTTGATGTTGACGTTAATGCTACAGTAGCAGGTACGTTAGGTGTTACAGGAGCTATAACAGGTTCAAGTACAGTACAAGGTACTACAGTAACTGCTACTACAGCATTTGTACCCGGTACATCTGATGGTGCTACATTAGGTACGACTTCTCTAGAGTTTGGTGATTTATTCTTAGCTGATGGCAGTGTAATAAGTTTAGGTGCAGACCAAGATGTCACCTTGACACACGTACATAATGATGGCATACTGTTGAATAGCAGTAAGCAGTTACAATTTCGTGATTCTGGGTTATACATAAACTCTAGTACAGATGGTCAATTAGATATTGTTGCGGATACTGAAATTCAAATAGCAGCTACAACTATAGATATAAATGGTGCAGTAGTTGCTAGTGGCGAAATAGCTGCAGCTTCATTAGACATCTCAGGTAATGTAGACATTGATGGAATAACTAACTTAGATGTTGTAGACATTGACGGTGCAGTACAGCTAGATGCTACACTTACTATAGGTGCTAATGACCAAGGCTACGATGTAATACTTTACGGTGATACAGCATCAGCTAACATAACTTGGGATACATCTGTTGATGACTTGATCTTTAACGGTGCAGCAGGACTTATTGTTCCTGATGGACAATTTACTTTAGGTAGTACAGCAGTTACATCTACTGCAGCAGAGATTAATTTAATTGATGGTGGTACATCAAGAGGTACAACTGCTGTAGCTTCAGGTGACGGTATCCTCATCAATGACGCTGGTACAATGCGTATGACTAACGTAGATACAGTTTCTACTTACTTCTCTAGTCATAATGTTGGTGGCGGTAATATTGTTACAACTGGTGCATTAAACTCAGGTTCTATTACATCTGGGTTTGGCACAATAGATACTGGCTCATCAGCTATTACAACAACAGGTGTAATTACTGGTGGTACATTAGAGGCTACAACGGATACGGCTGCAGGGGATAATGCAGCAATAGGTTACACTGCAGCAGAAGGACTTATACTTACAGGGCAAGGCTCAACGAATGACGTAACAATCAAGAATGATAATGATGTTATTGTTATGCGTGTTCCTACTGGTACAGATGACGTAGTCTTTGCAGATAATGTTACTATATCAGGTGATCTAACTATTAGTGGTGACACAACAACTGTTAGCACAAGTAATATGGTAGTTGCTGATAACCTAATTGAACTTAATAACGGTGCGTCATCTAACTCTAACGACAGTGGTATTGTTATTGAACGTGGTTCAACAGGTGACAACGCTATCTTTATGTGGGATGAAAGTGCAGATACATTTGTATTAGGTACAACAACAGCTACAGGAGCTTCAACAGGAAATCTTTCTGTTACTGACGGTGCATTGCAAGCTGGGTCTCTTGATATATCAGGAAACATTGATGTAGATGGTACAGCTAATCTTGATGTAGTGGACATTGACGGTGCTGTAGATATGGCTACAACTTTAGCAGTCGCTGGAAATGTAGACTTTAATGGTGACTTAGATGTTGATGGTACTACTAACTTAGATGCAGTAGACATTGATGGTGCAGTTGATATGGCAACTACACTTTCAGTTACAGGTAACGTAACGCTAGGCGCACAACTTATTATGCCTGATGTTACATCTACTAAGATACTAGTAGCTGACGGCACTAGCTACCAAGAAGTAGCTGTAAGTGGTGACGTTACAATAGCTAACACAGGGGCTGTAACTATAGCTGCAAATGCAGTAGAAGGCTCTATGTTA